ATTGTAGCAGTTAGCGTATTAGCTAAGTCTGAATTAAAATAGGTAATTAGGAAGGATTCCCCCTGGACTACTTTGGCATTTGTGCGATCACGCGAAGTCAAGAACTTATTTGCATAAGTAGTGATAGGAGTGCGGAAAGGATCAAGCGAAAAATTCCAACCCTTGTAAGTTCCCGAAGTTAAATTCGGATACGTTACTCCGTTGTATTCCTCCCCGTAGCGGATCGTGTAATCGACATGAAGGAAACCGTTTGCATTGCGGACAAATCCTGAGCCGTCATCGACAAATTGGCTTTGAAAGTAGTTTCTGACAATAGGTCCGAAATCAATGATCCCCAAATTGTTAGCGTCTGGATAGACTTTGAAGCTTGCGACGGTTGCAAGATTAACTTGTATGTCAAATACATATTTAAAATTGGTTAGTCCTACATTGTTGGAAGTTACCACAAACCAGAGCGCATCATGGGCTGAAGAATAACTAGGAGGAACGCTGTTGATAGTAATAGCCATTAGCTAAAAGTTTGTTTAATGTTTAATGCAATATCTTGCCCTAATGCTTGAGCTAGTTTAGCCTGAAACTCAGGACCGAAAGCGATGTCAATGTTATCCTCAAAGAATCCAGTCCTTGATATACCTTTTCGCTTTATGTTTCTAGCTGTTGCAATCGCTAGATTTCTAAGCTTCTCTGTCTGATTTACAACATTTCCAAGAGTTCTTCTTCTCTGTTGTAAGCCAGTCAAATTTCTACGCTGGTCCTCATTACGGATGTAAGATTTATGGCGTAAATACCAGCGTGTAATCGAATCGATAAACCCACTAGATAAGCGTAAATTCTTAAAGCTATAAGGACTATTCGTCGGCTCATGGAAACCAGGAGGAAGTTTTCCTTTAAAGCCTCCTATTCCTTTTACACCTTTGTCATTGAAGTCGTAATACTTAGACGCTGGATTGCTTTTGTCGTATCCAATAGTCAAAGAGTATTTAGTTCCGTTTTGAGTCACAGAAGAAACGACAATATCGGATAAATTACCGGTGTCGATTTTCTTTCTTTCTGTTAATCTCTTTTTAGCAAGCTCAATAAATTCAAAAGCAGCCTGCGCCATTATAGCCTCGACTGAATTCAGTTTGACCTCGCCACCTCTGGCGATTCCACCAAAATCAAAATCTGATCCTAAAGATGCCTGAGCCTGACTAATGCTTGCCATGTATTTTTTTTATTTGCTCGCGATCATGCGCGTTTTTACTCTTTAAATAAGACAGATCATTCAAGGCTTGAATTGTTGGAAGCTCGTAAACCTCAGACAGTTTTATCCTTTCGTGCTCTGCGATGAGTGTAGCTTGGTAAATCCATCCAAAGCGCTGCATAAATCCTGAACCATTGTCTCGGCCTGCTCTTCCGTCATCCCTGCCTTCATCGATTCCGTCTTGAAATAGTCCGATAAACTCCTTATCGAGTCGTTGAATACTCGACAAAAAAAAACAATCGAACCGTAAACCTGCTCAAATGGCGCTTCCAAAATATCCTCAGCGTATTCCTCATGCTTAGCTGAATCGTACTTAGCTACCTTCCAACCTCGCCAGGTTTTCTTCATTGGCATCACCATAGATGCCGCAATCTTATGGATATTCAAAGCCACATCCGCCCCGAAAAACTTCGTCTCTAGATAGCGTGCATAAGGTATATTTCTAATATCATAGATGCACCGATACTTTCTACCTGGCGTCTTTATAAAGTCCACCGGCTTAGGCTCTGGGAGCGTATCAGTGATAAACTTTATTTTTAATAATTGCTTATTTAGATCCTTTACAGATAAAGAGTCTATTTGGTTTTCTGTTTGGTAGGACAGAATTGCCAAAGATTTTACAGCAACATCTAGCTCTGTCAGCCCTTCGGTTTTCTGAAGGAGATTCTGAAGCTGGATCCACTGCCATACGGTTACATCTTTCCAAGTCATATCGTTATTAAATAGCATTTAAACAAAATTGTATTTACCGGTTCCTGCTTTGAAGTCTAGCTTGCGCCAGGCTAAAGCTAAAGCCATTACACAGTCATCGTGAAATCCGCTAGGCGCTGAGTATTTAACGCCATTAGCAGAGTACTGATATTCGAATATCTCAAGCTCCTCCTGGATCATGCCGGCAGGATAGTGAATCTTTTCCTGGTGGATTGCCACCTGCAAGCCTAGCATTAGCTCTTGTTTAGATTGGCTTGTAAACTTAAAGCCCTCAATCGCTAATCCTTCTCGCTGTAGCTGTTCCACCACCGGATCACCTACGCCAGTGCTATCCACTAACATGGGAACCTTTGGAAGCATTCTGATTTTATTCTGTGTGCTAGCCCAGTCGTTTTGGAACCGTTCAAAGTAGGCCACATTTCCATTCATGTCTAGGCCAATGATAACAGTCCAGTCGCTTGATTTAGCTAGGTCAATACCAAATACTTTGACCGGTTCTGAAGACATAGCAGAGATGCAATTTGAAAGCGCTTTAGATCCGAATGGATTGGCACTGTTCTCAGCTGGGTTAGCCATGTATTCCTGCTCGAATACCACTTCAGGCAGAGCCATCCTAGCGCTGTCGATTTCATCGTCTGAGATGTGTGGATTATCATAAGAGCTAAACTTAAACGACTCCCATTCTGGTGATGGATCGACGCCCTTTAAATAAAGCGAATAAAAGAAGTTCTTTCCTTTAGGTGTTGATAAGAATATCGCCTTACCTTGGAAGTCTGTAAGCGTTGGACGAATGGCATTGTTCCAGCCCTCTTCTAGGTTAGGTATGAAGGAAGCCTCATCAATAATAACATAGTGAAATTTTAAACCTCTGAGATTATCTAGGCGTTCGCCCGTAAAGAATCTGATTGAGCCTCCAGTGATTAGCTTAAAGGTTAGATCCGATCGGTTTGGGATTGCTACATTAGCCGGCATCAATAAGGCAAGCTCATCGAAGAACGCCTTCGCTAATAAATAAGTAGGTGTGATGTACGCTACGCGCTTCCCTTGCATGGATTCCAGGCAAGTGATTACTTGACAGATCAAGGACTTCCCCCAGCGTCTGCCTGACATTAACACCTTAAACCTTGCTTTTGAACTTAAGACCTTCGCTTGGTTAGTGTGTGGTCTAGGAAGGGTTATCTTCGTTTGCAAAGCTGATTATTACTTCTTGTTTTTCTTCGTTCTTAGCTCGATCCGTCCACCCTAAGAGATTCTTCGCGTAGAAGATACCCTTTCCTTCATTGGCTACAATATCGGCCGCTAGAGCGCGAAACATTTCGTCTATCTCTTTGACCTCCTTGTGCAAAGGATGCTCTGATTTAGCTAGTACATTGTACCAATTAGAGCGCTTGTAAAATTCTGCACCTTGTCTAGGGAGCCAGATCAAAAGAAAGTAGCTAATAGTCGGCAGGTGTCGCTCTCTAATGATACGAACTCCTGCACCAGTTGCGACTTCCTTGGTAGAATCTAGGCAATAGTCGATATATTTATTAGCCCACTCCATGATTAAATCAGAATCTCTGATCTTCTCGACTGGCTTCTTAGCTTTCACTGGTTTTTTCTCTTTCATTTCTTGAATAATAAAGTCCAATCTGTAGGTATTGTCAGGCGTTTCTCTAAGCTATATCCATATTCTGCCATAAATTCGATCCATTGATCAGTGGATTTTATGTTGATGTGCCCCCACCAGGCGTCGAATTCTGGTGTGGTAGTGTAAGGAGTCGATGAAAGTAGCAAATATTTAGCCTCAATGTTCTCTAAATACTCATTAATCTGCTCATCTGTTAGGTGTTCAAACACCTCGATTGTTACAATTAGATCACATTGGTTTGGATAATTCTTTAAACCATGCAATAATTGCCCCCTATTTTTAGCAAAAGCCTTGTGATATCTATTTGGCTCGATGCCGTAATAGTTTATTTTAAGCTTCGATAAGCATTCGCCTAGCGTTCCCATTCCTGCCCCAATCTCGATGACGCTCTTAGGATCGTATTGCTCAATGATTTCAGCCGTAGCCTTCATAAGATTCCAGTATTCAGGATTCTCAGGAGTCACTCCAATGCTAATCTCATGATCAAAAAATTCTTTAGCCGTTGCTTGCATTATCTATCTGTTCTAATTTTCTAATCGCCCACTCAATGCCTTCAGTTCCTCCCCAGGCATCCCACATCAAACCGCCACAGCCTTCGCCATAGGGCACGTCTTTATTCTGCTGGTGTCTTTTAAAGCTTGCCATTCTTGCAATCGTATCGCGTGATATTGGCTCCTTGTTAGCTAGCTGGTTAGCTCTGATCTTTCCTACCGGAGTTCCGCAAGATCCCCAGCCATTTTCCTCAGCGTACTTAAGTGCTCGCTTAGCGTTATTAGTCGCGCTCTCTGGATAGTCATTAAACGATTCAGCAAAAGCGCCACCGGCTAAGATAGCCTGATAGACTTCGATTGCTTTCTCTTCAGTATCGTAGATGCAAGCACCTGATCCTATTCTATATTTTGAATTACTGCATTTAATGACCGGCATATTATTCGATTAGTTTACTATAAATAGCGAAGCGCTGAGTATTAATTTTAAAAATGTCGTAATGCTCCCGGACATATTCTCCATTCCGATAGCCAAAGTCATCGCGCATCTGCTTGCTGAATGCCATTCGTTTAATGTCACGCTCCCAGTTATCCACTTCGAAGATCGTCGGAATGTCATCATAAGGCGCACGCTTGTAGGTTAGGATCGGAATGTTCTTCGCTCCTGCCTCTAACGCCTTGAGGTTTGATTTCAGTCTGTTGAATTTGTTATCCAATAAGGGAACCAAAAGCATATCAGCCTCAAGGTAGAAATTCATGTATAGATCTACCGGCAAGGATTCGATGATTTTGTATTCAAGCTTCTCATTAGCAGTATACAGATTTCCCATCTGATTCCAGTGCCATTTATTAAACTCATTCCAACCGCAAAGAAGCATCCTAGTATTTTCTCTAAATACCCTAGACTTCGCCAGCTCCTCGATCGGTCTCTTTAATTGCTGTATGTCCGGATAGTGAGTGATCGATCCGGTGTGAGCTATTGTCACTCTGTCATTCTCCTTCTTAATTGCTGTGAATTGGTCCTTGTCAAATGGCAAAGCATTAGGCAGGATTTCACAGTTTTTATTTATCTGGATTATTTCTAAATAAAGTCGATTGTGTGTCGTGGTTACCAGGTCAGCGTATCGGATGTAATCCTTTATAATCCTTGTAATCCCTAGGCGTCTATAGGTTCCAGCGCTTAGATGCTTATCGAATAAGCTCCAATAGTCATCGATGTCTACCACCAATTTAAAACCAAACTTCTGGCGCCATTCTAGGAGCTGAAGCAAAGGCGTTGATTCTAGGAACCGATTAACGACTACCACATTAAAATTCTTTTCTTTCAATAGGTCCTCTGTGATCGTGTCAGTAATCAGGCAGTATTCCTTTTCCATGATCGACAAAGGAAGCGCCAGTCTGTGGTAGGTTACTCCACTATTTTGACTTCCTACGGCCAGGATTCTTAGCTTGGATTTTGTCATTTGTTTGGTTAGTTTGGTTTACTGCCTCCGCTTGTTTAGCTGACATGACGTTCTCGTAGTGATGGCTTAGTCGCTTAAGCATATCGAATACACAGCCACCACACCAGGCATTTAGCACATAGCTAGGATCTAGCGAACGCTTATAGATTTCGTGATACTCATTGAGGACCGCGTGGTCTAGGTTACGGGTAAATCCTAGAGCTACCGATTCGAAGTTGATGATATTGTCCTGGATAAATTTGATGTCTTTGTCAGTCATTATAGTTTCATTAATAGTCTGTAAATAATGGCGCACTTCACACCTGCCCCGAACGTGATCGCTATAACCTCACAGAGTTCCACCGGAGCCCAGATCAATGCTAGCGCAGTCCAGAATCCTAAGCAAGGCGCGCAGTTAAATGGCTTGAAGTTTAGGCTTAGGCTGTGGTGCAGATTGTTTATCTGGAAGAACGTGACAAAAGCCACAGAGGCTAATAGCTGTATCATTAGTCCATCCATTTACCATGATTAAACAAATGCCAGGTTCTATGCTTTAGAACCTCAATAACCAAGGAGAACAAAGAATCTGCTTCGTACTCTCCAGCTTCTACGATTAACTTCATACGATCTCAATTTTATAGAGGGCTTCTTGCACCTCCAGGTGATAGCATTTATCGTCCATCCTTTGATGATATTCGATAAACTTTGAACAGATATACAGAGCGCACTCTCGCGCCATTAGTTTCGATCCGGTAAAGTAAAGGCAATTATTAAATAAATCCTTTGCAAATTCGTCAGGCTTCTTATTCATCCTTGAGTTTCTTTTTGATTAATGCGATAGTTTTAACGATTGACGGATACGGTATCTTTGTTTTTCTGTGGACGTCCATCTGGTTGAATCCTGATTCGACGTATTGATCCAGCAGTCTGTCCTCATACCAGCACAGCGTCTTTCTTTTACTATCTAGCAAATCAAAGAGAATCTCCTTCTGGTCCTTCGAATTATCGATGTGATCCTCTAGGTTTTCGATCTCCTCAATCGACTCAAATTTGGCTCTGAAATTTCTGAAGAATGGCTGATTCATCCCGGTGCTTCTGATCATGTTTAGCATGGCTCTGACCAGGTAGAACTTCAGCGCGTTATTCTCGTAAAGGTTCCAGAACTTCTCATCGCTTAGAGTGCAAAGAGAGATGAACATCTCTTGCCTAAGATCGTCGCGGAGGCTAGCCGGTTGCATCTTGCGAAGCGCCTGGCTTATATCCTTGGAAAGGTAAAGCTCCTCGATTATCTCGTTTCTGCTCTTCACTATAAGTCCTCTGGTAAATTTGCGATGTAAGCTTCGACTTCCTTGACTATTCGCTTTGTATTCTCTATTTCGAATTTCAAGTATTCCATTGCTTTTTCTAGGTCCTTAAGGCGATCATCTTTCTTGCCTGCTCTTAAGACATATTTTACGACGTTACCTAGGGAGAACCCAAGCCCAAAAGCCTCGATCACATCGATCGCCTGGAGTCCTCCCTTTCCTTGATAGTGATCAGGCTTGACCACTTGTTCAGCGTTACTATTCATTTTCATTTCGTTTGGTTAAGCAAAGTTTAAAAAATCTTTTTTAAAACTCCAAATTTACACCGTAGTTTTTTAGTAATATATTCAGCTGAGTGTTAAGCCCTTCGCTCTTAGTCTCTGTCATTTCAGTCATCTCCATGCCTAAGCGGAAGAATAACAGCATGAGCTTGCCGGCATCCAAGTACTGATCAGTGACCTCTCCAGTCGGATCGCCTTTGTAGATCTCCTGCTCTAGCTTGAGCAGTTCATCCAGTACGCTATTGGATTTCATCTTAAGCGATTGGCGATTAAATATCGACGGACGGAAGTCTGCCTCGATGTGATCAATCAGCGCGTTAATAAGTCCAGCGTAGATGATGATCGTTTCTTTTTCTTTTAGCTTTTTCATGAGTTAAATAGTTTTAGAAATTCTAGTAAAAAAGGATTGTCTTTCATTGTGTATAATTGACACTCTGTCAAAGTACCTTGAAATAAAACAGATTCTTCTGTCTCGTTTACCACTTGGTAAGTTTCATTTTTTAGATGTATTATTTTCATTTGTTTTTGTTTATATAGTCCTTTATTCTTTTGGTCCTCAGGAAGGCAGCCCTTCGCTCCGCCCCGTGGTTATTTAACATTCTCAATAGATTCATTCTAAGCGATTCATTTACGTCATTGATAACAACACCAGGCAAGGACAGCGATCGTGTCTCTCGTGTCAATTCTGACTCGATCCAAGCGATGCACTGCTTATAATTGTCCGGCAGATTTTTATTAGTGTCCATTCTAATCAGTGCAGAAGCCAGCTTGACATCCTGATCCGGTTCCGAAATGGAAATCCATCTGCAAGCCTATCTCCTTAAATTGAAAGTAGGTTCCTTCTTTTTTCCACTTCTTTGTTTTGGATTCCTGCTCAGCGAACCACTGCATCTTCTCAGGTTCTAAATCCCAGTTCTTTCTAAGCTGTTGCATTGGTTTGTGAAAGCATCCTACACAGTTAGAGTCAGCTGGGAAAATTAACGGAGTTGAATCTGCCCACTTCTTAACATCGTAGTGAGTGATTCTATTTTCAATTAAAGGGAAATAACCTTCTCGCCATTCTATCTCTTCCCATTTGTTACGACCGTTTGCAGATTGTCCTATAATTCCCTTAAATGTAGTGGATAAACGATCAGCTCTTTCCATCTCATCAAATCTAAACCCGATGCCCATCTTTACTTTCTCGTTTATATTCTTAAACCACCAGTCCCAAATCGGTCTCATCTTCATTTCAGTTGTGCAAAATCTCCATTGCTGATTAGGCAATCCTTTGCCTCCAGTTGCTTTGCGATTAACCTGTTCGAATGTTCTTCCGGTTACCCAGATTATCTCTTGCCCGATTAATTGCTCTAAATCAATAACAGCCTTTAAGGTAATATCTGATTCAGCTGTCGCAATAAACTCCTGACCGATTTTATCTGAAATAAACTGAACTAGCTTTTCATCTTTAGGAGTACATCTTGTATCCTCGATTCTAACCAATGAGAAGATATTGTAATCGGCAGGAAAATGCTTAGCTAGATAGCTTGATGTTTTGCCTCCGCTTAGTGAATTAATTGTTTTCATATTATAGTTTTTTAATGTCAAACTCAATTCTAGGATTAAGCTTATCGATGTGCTTCCTCATCACAAGGACCGAACACAGCCGATCGTTTGCAATCATGCCACAGTTCTGCAAGCAGTCTAGGATCACCTTTGCCGAATTGTCCAGGTCAGATCGATTAGACTGGAAGTAAACGTCAATCCAAATCTCAAAGGGAACGCTGATCGTTTCGCCTCTGTGCTTTCTGATCTGCCACTCGAAGCTCACTTCGTACTCTTTTAAATCGACAGTCTTATAAAGGCGATTGCCTCCTATCCGGTATCCGTTTGACTTGCTAGGCACCTGGCCTTTTATAGTTATCATTTCATGTATTTAAAAAAGTGAGCAATCACGTCCACTGTCCAGCCATTGCCTAGCATCTTATAACGCTGAGAGTCTGAGACGTGATTAGTATAATTATCTTTAACAGTCTGAAGGCGCTCGCATTCGATTGGAGTAAGTCTTCTAATATCACCAAAATACTCCACTGCATTTGATTGTCCCGTATCTAAACAGTAAGTCTTTCCGTCTGTTCTAGTAAGATGCCCAGTTCCTCCTTTAGAAGGATCCCCAGAACGTGGCTGCATATTGTGGCATACGATTTCTGAGTTTACTAAATTATTTGATTTTATTTTATTGACTACCTTC